TTGTATTTGACGAAATCGCAGACAGTTTGTGCAGTTTGTCGAGAAACGATGTGTCGTTGAAGAAATTTTCCACTGTTAGATTGAATGGTGAGTTCGTACTTTTGCATGATCAGTTGTTGTCGTCAGTGTTTGCTTCGTGCTCGTCAATCAACTGATTAATGTCTTCATCAGTGAGCGACAGAATGGAGGGCATGTCATCATCAACGTCTAAACGATCGAAGATCTCGCCTTCCATGTCGTTGATTTCATCCCACATGGTGTGCTCCTGTTGTGTACTTACATATTGTAGAGTGTAGAGAGCGCACAGCAACGAGTGGTGTGCAGCTTTGACTAGTGTCACAATAGGTCTAGATCTTTTCCAGGTCTTCCTGTAGACAGGTAGAAGTCAATTCTTTCTGCCAACTCGGAGACACTACCATACTTTGTCGCGACAACACTTTCTTGTCCGCGTGTCATATAGTTTAGTGCGCTCCAGATGATGTTTAGTTCTTCTTTGGTCAGTGTTACTTGAAGGGACATTGCCAGGTTGCGTAGTCTTCGTCCGATATTCTACCACATTTATACAGTGTGTCAAGGAAGAAAAGCCAGTATAATTGCTTTGCTTCCATATCTCCGCGCAAGTCTTTATGCCAGATCTTCATCATGCGACGACAGATCCACACTGCTTCACGCTTTGTCAGGGTCTTTTGGGTCATTGAATGTGCCATATACTGATATGAAATTGAGAAATGAATTGATACTACGTTCTGTGCATAATGATCGCTTCGCTTCTAACCAATACTCATATTCATCCTGTAAGTCTGATCCTAGTTCAATGTTTACTCTGCGATTGGTCCCCATGTTCCGCTATCTCCAAAGTTACGGTTATCAAGCTTATCCATGATACTATCCATTTGTTTCATTGAGTCAATCTTACTGATCATCTCTGCAATAACGTTACAAATGAATGGTTTCTCTTGTCTTGCAGCAAATGCTAATGCATTACGTAGGTTAGACTCTGCTTCATCTAGTGAGTCTTCAACTGATTTTGATAGTGCCATTAGTAAATTTCTCCTTTAATAATACCTTCACGGTTCTTTAATTTCCATACGATGTAGTCCATGGTGGGGACACATTGGGGATTCCATCCAGCAAAAGTTGAATGTTCTCCACTTGGTATCTGCCAACAGGGTGACTCATCGTTTTCGAGATCTAGTGACTCACGATAGGCTTCGTCACCGAGTAGAACAACTGCCCTTTCTGCTTGATTCAAACTAGTGAAGCAAGCAAATGCATTCTTTTTAATAACATCAGGGACATGGTGTTTCATTTAGTTTTCTTTCTTTAGTGTAAATGATCCATCTTTGTTATCTATCCATATCAGTGTATCACCTTCATGCCAATCTAATTGATCCATCAGCTCATCAGGAAATGTAACCACACCTTCATCATCAATAGGAATAGTGTATTTCATTAAATCCAATCAGGTTTGCGGTTTGGTAGTCGTAGGTAGTTGCTAGATACCCATGGTTTAGAAGCAATATACATTTTGTATGCTGTCAGTGTATCTATACTATCATCAAACTTGTACTCTTCAGGCATTGCACGAACAAATGGAGTATGATTATCCCATTTAACATAAGGAATGATCTCGTCAGCAACAAGTAGAGTCCTGAAACATGTATGGATTTTACCATATCGATTGAAATACTCTTCACATAATGCTATACCATGAGCAAGCAACCATCTAGAGTTCTCTACAGTCTCATTCGCCCATTTAGTACAAGGATGATTGCGAAATGCACCTTTATCAGTAGCATATGGATTACCATCTGCTTTAGGTATTGTACCATAACCATGACCCCACTTGTCAGAGCACACAATAGATAGCATCTGACATGTTTCTAATGGCATCTTGACGATGTGCTTGTCAGGTAGACACTCTGCTGATTCAGTCGGATGCTGGCTCGTTACAAAAATATTCATCAGGTAGGTACGCACTCCTATTAATAGCAAGATTAAAGCTGAATGTCAACCTCATTTTATTACGATTCTCCTTACCCACCTTTACACCATGTTTCAGATGTGGTGGGAACAACAATATATGTCCATCATGAATGTATGATGTCCAGAGTTCTTCGTAATAGTCACGGATCTTACTATCAACATGCTTAAACACTTGCTGTGTACGCATGGAAAGATCTGTTTTCTGGAATGTCAACTGTCCTTCACAACAATTGTTTGCAAAGTATATGCCAGACCAGTATGGGTTTATGTTATCAGGTGACAAATGATCGTGTGGTTCTTGAGCATTCTCTTCATAGTATGCATTATACCAGAAACCGTTGTATCGTATGTCAACTGGCATATTATAGCAAGCAAGGACTTTCTGGCAATGCTCCAACACATCTCTCTTAACATTCTCCGCAGTCTCATAATCAAGATACGGATCATCCTCTTTAATATCAGGGAATGATGTGTTGAGAGGAGTAAACCATACATCTGGCTTTCTAACTACCTTGTCAAATGACTTCCATTCATATGATTCATGCTTTGGAAATTTAGTAACTATCAATGGTGTTGCAAAGATAGGTATAGTAGCAATTTCTATTGTCTCACCACTTATGTCATTACTAAATTGTTCCATTACAACTTAACGCCTTGGGTAGTATTGACAACTCTAGTGTATAGATGTAGTGTACCCTCCTGTTCACATTTAAGATGCCAACGTGTCATAACAGTGACACCATCTTTAGTGGCACCAGTCATCATCTGACGACCTTGCTTTGTCATTGTAGAATACAATCCATACCTAGTCTCCCAGACATAGAAACACTCATCAATAAGTTCTGCACCTTCAGGTACAATAACTTCAGTCACTTGCTCGCCATTGGTATTGTCCATTGTGGACTCCATAATTATTTTTCCTTGATTGTTGATGTTCCTCAACCAATTCTAGAATATGTTGAGAGATTTGTGATGCTGCATCATCGTCCCAGTCACTATCATCTAGTGTCCTGCCCATGTTAAACACTTCGTGCAGTTTGATGTTGATGGAGTCGATTAACATGTCATGTTTAGTCATGGCAATAAATGTAAACTTAAGTATATAGATTAAAATTCACGATTCCTTCTATCATCTAGGTAAGAAATAATATCAGCTCGCCACTCCATTAATTCATTGTAGCACTCTTGGTTGTGAGCACATGACCGAAGTCTATTGTCAGGCTTCAATACACTCTCGTAAAACAAACCGAATGCATCACGTCGTCTTTGTTGCTTAAGTTCTTCATCAGTCATCGAATACCTTACACATAGGTGAACCAGGGTGATCATCACAGAACTTATCTAACACCTTATCTTGGTGACGATTCTCTGGATTAGCAATCTTACCTTCTGTCTTTGGATCCCACTCATCAGATGGGTGTTCTTCATTACAGTGTAGATCTACCTTATACTCATTCCACTTATCATTGGGATCATAAAGTGGATCGGATGGATCTTTTTGGCGTGGTTGTGACATAATTTAACTATCCTTTTTGAATTGTTTACGACATAGTTTAACTTCTTTGAGTTCATCTTTAATCATCTGATAGGCATCTTCAGGTGATATTTTCTTTGCCATTTCCATAGCAGTGATGATCTCAACTCTTGTTCCGAAGTGCTTAAGTGCCTCCTCAAAACAATTTAGTTCTTCGTACATAGTAACTCTTTCTCTGCTTTTGCTTCTGCTTGCTTGCGCTTGCGAGATTCTTCAACTACACTGTAGTCAACACTATCAGGGTAGACACGGTTCAGAGCATCACAGATGCCCTTGAGAGAGTCCTCACGCTTCTTTGACTGTAAACCTTGAGCACGTAGTTCCTGACGTGTTGGAATGTCACCGTGAGGTGCTTGAGCACGAAAGAAAGGAGCGAGGCAGGCAGCGTCATGAATATTGAGCGCGGAACGGTCAGGCAATGAACCTTGCATTATGTAGGGGGTGGTCAACCCATGAATCATACAGCATCAGCCCCTGGTTGTCAAGGGATCAGAGTCTCGATCTCTTTAAACTCGTGGTGTGTTGTCCTAAACAATAGAATATCTACCAATTCATTGTTCTCAAACACAAACTCAAAGTCAACTCTAAAGTTCTGTAGTCCTCTTCTTGCTCCATTTTCAAATACTAATTGACGAGTGTCAGGAAATACGCTATTGATATACTTTCCATGTTCTTCTGTCAAGAAATCACCCTTTGCAGATGACAGTCCATATAGATGTTCTCTTGAAATCTGTTCATCTCTCAACTCAATCTTCTCGCGACTGCGCTCACTTGTCATCACACTTCTGGTCTCTTTAGCACTAGCCTTCCTTTCTCTCCAGAATGCTTCATGATATTGACAGTTTAATCTAAATGATTCTCTACCATTAGCATGGAAGATCATCTCACCATCTAGGTACAAAGGATTTCTTTTACAATGCGCGACAAGTCTAGACATTACTTCGTTACCAGTAATGTTATAATCCAGACCCTGACCTTGTTTCACCTTTATTGCGGTAGGAGTACCAGAGATATCATACAAATAACCAATAAATTGAGCGTTTTTATCACAACTTAAACGTGCGTCTGGATTAGCATGAACTATACGAAGAGCTTCTGTAGCCTTATCATATATGTCCCTCAAATGTGAGGTGTTTGTCTCATCGATTAGATGTTGTAACTTACGCTGTTGATACAGTGCATTGTAAGATAAGATTACATTACTCTCATAAGACAAGTGCTCATTACCATTATGATTAACACGAAGCTCCTTACACTCGTTTTGAATATTAGGAGCCACTCCGCTAATTAAATAATCAAATACAAAGATTTCATTTATATTATTACGAGCATCATCTGATATTGCAGGTTGATACTTCACATCTTTCAATGATGTATACAACCACGGCATTATCGAACTTGTGTATAGATGCTCTTGCCTCAATACACTGTATACTTCTTTTACTGTGTAAGTGTCGGAGAAGATCATTCGTTTGATGCGATAAGTTGTCCTAGATCATTATACAATGCATAAAACACATACATCTCTGGATTAGCAACAGCTGCTTGACTATCAGGGAAGTTGTCATCAAAGTAATCAAGGACACCCTGATCTAGTTTCTCAAGTTCTACAACCACATACTCTGAATCTTTCATGTCAGCAATAAGATCTGACTCTAGCATTTTTGAGTATCGAGCAATAGATGTATTGATAGCATCAACATTAGTGCTATTGTTCCATCCAGTGACTCTAATGAACGCCAATGGCACACCAGCTGTCATTGCATAGCGTCCAAGAATCTCTTGTAGATTGAAGATCTGATAGTTTTGGTTAATCATCGATAAACAGTTTCCAGGCGACAGTGACTCTTAATCCTTTGAAGTTTCTAGTACACGGTGCAGCACAGTGTGGTATTTTACCAGGAAACAATACTGCTTTGTTTGCTTTTGGGAATACACCATGGACTTCACCATCATTTATATAGAAATTAGTTGGACCACCTAGCATTGGATGCCATCTAGGGTTTACATATAACAATAGTGTTCTTCCGTTATCAGTCTGTGCATCAACATGAATTGATCCATCTTGACCGAAAGTATGCCCGTTAGCATACGTATGTTGTAGTTTGAATCGTGTATTTAGTTTCTTCTGTATCTTATTTAGAAGATGATCGTAGAAGAATGGATCTTCAGCAAAGTCTATCTTCCAGAATGGTGTGCAACTATGATACTCTGGATGCTCTTTACCTAATGAGGTGTGACCAAAAGACCATCGCGATCCGTGTCCTGTCTTATTCTGAATCTCTTCAAAATCTTCTTGATCGAAGAAATCAAAATATTGTACAACGTCATCAGTAGTATATGTCATGGTCTATCTACAAGTTCCCTAATCATGTTCATTCTTGCGGATTCAAGTTTCTCTAGTTGATCATGACTAATGTCATCAGCAACATTATTAATTGCAAGCTTAAGATCAATAATATTCTGTCTCATGGCAGATTCTTTAATGTAACTCTCTGCCCAACCAATAGACACCTTTCTATCACCACTAGTGACTTCATTCACTTTATGCCAAAGACCAGTATTATATAAAATAACTGATCCTTTTGGTGGTTTAAATGATGATTCAGTATTACCAACACGAATAACTAACTCTCCACCCTCATATTCATCAGGGTCATTGAGAAATACAGTGAAACTATAGTGTGGTGCAATACCAGAGATGGGAAATGCATCCAAATGCCAGTCATAAAATCCACCAGTTTCATACCAGACAAAGTATGGTTGTCCAGATCTCCTGATTAGGTAATCATGTAATGCTTTTTGTAGAGGAGTATACAAAGTTTGCATACATTTCTTGTAGTCTGGGTCATCATAATTAAGTGCAAGATTTTTCTTTACATTCTTTTTGGGATTACTATCACTCCCACAGTGAAATCTATGCTTTGTGTATACAGAAAGTAGATTGCCTGACTCTGCAGGAGTCAGAACATCATTCAGTAACCATATCATCTAAATCTTCCTCACTATAAAATGCCGAATAATCGATACCGTTTTCAACGAAGTCTTCGACTCGCATCAACTTCATCAAATCTTGTACTCCTTGTGCTACCGCTCTCTTGGCGTTAGTAGATCTATCTCTCCATTCAATGATAGTTGTTAATCTATCATTGACATAATCTTTAGATGCATCAACGTCTCTTTCCGTCCATAACCTCGCATCATCTATATCAAGATTATATTCAATTGCATTACCAGCAGGATCTACATTATCAGGATATGCAATTTTATAAATTGCTGGGTCAATAGGCCATTTAATACCTTTAATTGCCTTGAAGAGATCCAGAGGATCATCATACTTTTTAGTGAATGCATCCATGCTACGAAGTGCCTTTCTCCACTTCTTCCACATCTCTTTCTCACCTTCGTAAGAATCTTCGATGTCAGGTAGGACACGCCAGTCAGAACCTTTGAGCATTGCTGTTCTTTCAACTATCCTCTTATTCATAGTGGCATCATAAAACAATTGCTCTTCAGAAATTTTAGTAATCTTATCTCTGATCTGTCTTTCTCTCACAACATGAGAGGCAGCAGTAAGGTTTACTACTCTTTCACGCAACTCTGTAATTTGTTCTGTAGTAGCACCGTTGAAAATATATTGAATAGAGGTTGATTGATCAGTCGCAAAATCATATTTAAATTTTCTACGTTGAATAAGTGCAGTATTATCACTATAGAAAAGAACGTGCTCTAGCTCATCAACTGTGTCTGTATGAAACACATCACCGACAATCTCGTTCTTAAATCTCTCCATGATATCAGGAAGGATTTTAATTGGCTGACTGATTTTCTTACCATCAGGCAAGTTCAAAAGATGAGTAGAATCGATAATGAGATTGTTCAGTAAATCAATCTCCATTATCACCTTGTTAATATTATCTACTAATTCGATACTATCAGCCATGAGTTTTGATATACCAACCTGTTACTATATATTTATCCTTATCACCTAGAAGAAAACCCCCCCTATGTACATGTGTTAGACCAGCAGGGAAAATAACTACTGTACCAACTGTAGGTTTAATCCTACGTTTCTGATACATGAACTCGGTTTCACCACCTTCTTCAATATCATTTAGATATATCATCCATGTCAATTCACGAGATGCACATTCAACTGTACCATTTTCATAGTGCCATGAGTGATATCCTCCACCAGGAGGAGTTTTTTGCATCTTAATATCAGAAGAAAACATTCTAGTCTTCTTTAATGTAGAAAAGTGATTGCAATAGTGATTAGCACATGCTTTCAACATCTGGTTAACATTACTAGTGTATTTTGCTGATGCATAGTTTAGCATGAATGCTCTATCTTGTCTAGTATATGCAGACCCATACATTTCAGAACCTTCCATGATTTTAGTCTCTGAAACTGAACCTCCTAGATCTGTATCATCCTCTTCGTTTAGGGCACTAGCAAGATCTTCATTAAAGATCTTTTCGCCATATGTGATAATTTGTTGACAGAGAGGTGCTGGTACAAAGTTTTCCCATACACCAATAAAATCTGTAAAATCACTCTTGGTGATTTTTGGATTTTGCATTAATTCAATTGGGCGGTAAGAGGGGACTGATTGTGTCATAATTATGAAATAATATTAGAATGCTTTGATTATATATTTGACTTTGTGGAACTCCTGTACGATAGGAACCTGTATGTTGGGTTGCATCCTGACACTAGGAATTGGTTTCTTAATGTTTTGATTAAGGGTGAACGTACCAGTGTTCAATACATATCCAACTGGTGGTGTGTTGCCAACAAATTGATTATTGTCAAAGCTGACGTTAAGCGTACTACCAAAACCACCTAATCCTGTTTTGAAAAGACCAGGACCATTTTGGTTACCATAACTATAATCTAGCGTTGGATCTAAAACAGGAGATAATCCCATTAAGTGATTGTGTGAAGAAGTTGTAGTGTCACTATCTTCTAGAATTGCTGGTGGAGTATATGCCTCAATTCTAAATCTTGTTCCAGTAACATCAATAGCAGCAGAAACAGCAGTTGCACCAGGTCCAGTCTGTCCGTATACACCTTCTGGATATCTACGTAAATTCTCATGATTTTGTGCGGTTGCTACAACATCATCAGGGTTAAGACCGTTGTAAGGTGATGGCCAGAATACTTTCGCAGTTAGTGTCAAACTAGCTGTTCCTGGAGGATCTCCCTGTCCAAGAGGAGCGTCTCCAAATGTTCCTGCCCATTCAATAATACGGTCCTTGAAACTTCTACTTTCATTTGACTGAAGAATATCATCCCAAAGTTGATCGAAGTACAGAGCATTGCCACCTGGTTGAGTTTTTGATTTCAACTCTGACAGATATAGTGGATACCATACTTCAGGTAGCTCTCGATAAATTTCATCTTCAGCAATACCGCCACCTCCAATGAAGTTAATATATGGACCGTCACCAGTACCAGTTGATTTATTACCCTGTCCAAGACCACTATTAGCAAGAACTTGAGTGCTCCATGGAATCAATCCTGTACCACCAAATCCTTCAGCAGTAAACGCAGTAACAAATAGGTGACTATGTGTAGGAACATCAATGATTTTCTCCTGCAACTGTCCAATCTGTGCAGTTACTGTACCATTAACAGTAAACTCAACATCAGACTGAATTGGTGCATTGAATTGTGTCTTAACTGTACCAAAGTTAAAGAAATTACTCTCGGTGCCTTGATCAGAATTGATTACTGCTGTTTGTGTTGTTGTTAATACTTTAATAGCAGGAGAAAATACAACAGTGCCACCACCAGGTGCAGCATTGGCAAATCCAATGTCCATCAAATCTCCAGGCACATATCCAGTACCAGGATCTAGTATTGACACAATTGTAAATCTTGTATCTTCTGGATTGCCCGAACCATCCAAATCATTTGCTTCTGCTCTAACTCGCAATCGTAGTCCACTACCATTACCACCAAGAACTAGAATATCTTCCTCTACAGATTGACCGAATGCAGTCCAATAGTCAGGATTACTACCTTCACCTCTATTTACATATTGACCAACTGTTCTTTCAATATATTCAGCACCAACAGAAGGTTTATTCTGAAACAATGCGAATGTCTGAACCCTACCTTCAGCTTGTGAACCACCTTGCAGTATTTGCTCGTAAGGATTATCACCAGCAACATCTACCTTATCAACATACCACCATCCACCAACATTACCTGGCTCGTTGATGTTATTTGTTGGAAGGAAAGCAGACGATGCTCTATTACCATCAACAACACCAACTCCAGTAAGTTTCCTATTTCTATAGTCAGGAACTTTAAAGTGTGTAGCTGCAGCTCCAGTAGCATCAGCACCATTAATATCACATTCTCCATAATGAGTATTAATAACAGCAAACAAATCCAGGTATTCAGTTTTTGATAGTTGTCTACCATCACACTCAATGAAACCAGGATATCTAGAATCTAGATTACCATCTATTGTACCATAAGATCCGTTTGGTTGCTTAAGAACGGAAAGAACTGTACCAATAGCAAGACCATCATCTTTCGCATTTCGTAATTGAACATCACCATTAGTATCTTCATATGTGTAAGAGTTCTTCCTACTATACCATGTTCCTTTTAGTTCTGGTGCAGGTGGTGCTACTGCATATGTGCCTACACTCCAAGTAAATTGATTATTAGAACCAGTACCTACAGTAACACTAGTGCTTACAAGGTTAGCAAGACCACCAGAGGTTAGATACAATTGGAAGCTACTATTAGCAGGTGTAAATGTTCTTGGTCCTACAACTGGCGTATCAAAGTCAATGGAAATGAGTACACCATTTGTACCACTGATTGTAATATCTCTATTGATACCAGTGACAGCAACAATAGAACTAACAAATTGTCTATTAGGTGCCCTGTTAGTAAGACTATTTGGTGCTATGAAATCAGCGTCAGTATCAGGACCAGTGTTTGTAATAATAGACCATTCAGGAATCTGTAGTGTACCAACTTTAATTGTAGTGCCTACTGTACCACCAAATGTAGCACTGGATTTATTATAGATCTGAATTCTGTCACCATTACTCACATCTGTAGGGAAAATTCCAAGAGAACTTTCAGCACCATTATCATAGTAGATTTTAACTCTTGGTTCTGCACCATCTGTAGACACTAGTGTTACAGGTACAGTTACACCATTACCTAGTCCAACGATACCACTAGTTGGTTTTACATCAGATCCAATCAAAGTGTCCTCAAGTGCATCAAGTGCATCATTGAATACAAATGTTCCAGGTGTAGTAGATGGGAAACTACCAGTAGTAACACCCCATGCAGATCCAGTAATGCCATCACCAACACTCAAAAGATTTGTAGTGGTGGTAGTTGATGTTGCTGGTGTTCTTAATACTAACTGTATATACTCACCATTCTGAATGGTTGGACTGGTACTAGCATCAACAAATGTTGTATTGTCTAAAACATCATATCCTTCATCGTTTACAACGAAAGCATTGCTAGATGAGATACCAATTAGCGCACCATTATCAGTATTGACTACTGCCTGATCATTTAGACCAGTAACTCTTAAAATCTCACTATAAACATCTGTATCAACTGGAGCACCATCAATCTCATCAAAATCAGGGAATGGTTCTGGAATATTAGGTGGTTGTACTGCCGAGGTGATAGTCCATCTCTCGGTTCTAGCACCAATAGTTAAGTCAGCAACTCTTGTAAGACCACCAGTATCATTAGACTTTAGTCTTAACTGGAGTCTGTCACCATTTTGTACGAAGACATTACTGGATGGAATAACCCATGATCCAAAGTCTGCTTCACCCTGATGTACTAACTGAATACGAACAGCATAATCAGTAGTATTAGTTCCAATGTAAGATGATACTAGTGAAACACTTGCTGATGATCCAGGTGTCAATCCAGAAACTACAATAATATCTTCTTGTGCTCTAGTACCATCACCATAGACATACATGATGTCTGGTGTTACTTCATCTAGTGGTGTGAATGGAAATGGATCTGGTGCAAAATCTTCTGGGATCGTAGAGATGTACCAGATTGTTTGCTGATCACCAATCTGAACCGTTACGCTTTGAGTTGTGTCCCAAGCTGATGGCGCTTTAAACTTCAGGCGAATAGTTTGCCCTTCGCTTACATATACAGGTGTAGTTCCGAACGAAAAGGTCATTTACCGCAGGCGATGGTCACGATTTCTTTAGTATTTATCAGATCTCTCTGACTTCTATAAATGTACCACCATCAACTTCAACTTGAATGGGATAGTTTGATTTAATCTCTACAGGGAGGTCTACATCCTCAACAACAATTTGTTCACTAGTAACTATTGCATCTGGTGTGATAACTGGTTGCTCATCACGCAGCTTATCTTCTGATGATGGAATGTCAACAACATCTGGTCTTTGATCAATATTAATAGGAACTGTGACTACTTTGATAGATTGAAGTCCACCAGCTCCCTCACCATATAACTCATATCTGATAGAAGATGGTCCTCTATCATGATACACAACAGTATCTGTATATGTGCCACTAGCAACAAAACCTAAATCCACAACTCTATCAGTTTCACTTGAATCAAGATCATACTCTTTAATTCTCAATTCATATGTTGTAGTTGCTCTTACTTGTTCATGGGATAATATAATATCATCACCATAATTTACTGATAAAGGACCAGCAAGATCAACTTCGGGTGGTTGTATTACAGTGATAGTAATTTGTTGACTATCAGTTCCACCCAAACCAGATGCAGTTGCAGTATATGTAGTGGTGATTGTCGGGGAAATAATTTGATTACTTACTAAATTAGTTGATCCAATTCCAGGAGTGATAGTCATGGTGCTAGCATCTCCAGTAGTAGTCCATCTCAATCTAGTAGTTTCTCCAATAACAATTGTAGAATTGTCAAGCGTTAATGTTACTTGAGGAGGCTGATATACGTACACTACAGCAGAATTACTTCGAGTACCACCATATCCATATCCTACTAATGTATAAGTCGTCGTACTAGTAGGAGATACCGTCATACTACCAGATGTACCAACACCTCCAATGCCACTAATTGATCTGGAATAAGTATTTGATGTACTCCAATAAAGAGTTGCAGATCCTGGATTTATAAACGAAGTTGGACTAACAGATATGTTTACATACGGTGGATTAAAGTAACATGTACCATCATCTTGTTGTGCGCGTGGATTATAGTTTACTGCATTTGGATTAGTACATCCCCTGATTATTGGTGGCGGACAACTACCATTAGCCATGCCAGTATGCCTACCCCTTGACCGAACTTGATAATATTCACCACTGGATCTACCACCGTCTCTGACCATATTTCTGATACTACCATGTACCTGCCGTCCAGTACCATATACCCATGCACCTACGTATGCTTCTACACCACCCTGTTCTCCATATCTACCAAACAATGACATATATGCATATGTAATTTGATTGCGGTAGGTATCATTAAAATCACCACCACCACCAGGGAACCATATACTATAGTTGGTGACACATGATCCACCGTAATTATTCCAATGTCCGATTCGATATGGCATTACATTTCCTCCACTGGTAGATATATACCGCTGTTCTCAATTTCTACCTGAATAGGTTGACTTGCTTTAATTACTACTGGTATATCAATATCATCGATAAGGATTTGCTCACTAGTAACTTCAGCATCTGGGGAGATAACTGGGAGTTGATCACGTAGTTTATCTTCTGATGATGGAATGTCAATAGCATCAGGTGTCTGGTCAATGTTAATAGGCACAATAAGTTGATCGATAGCAGTTAAACCAGCCTGCCCAACTCCATACAAAATATATGTAATAGTACGTGGTCCTCTATCATGATATGTAACATAATGAGTATATGTACTATCCGCAGATTGTCCTGGTCCAAGATTAACAGGGCTTTCAGGTGGTGCTGTGATGTTATTATCCAGATCAGTTTCCATTATTTGCAACTCATAAGTTGTTATTGCTTTTGTCATCTCATGAGAAATAATTACATTATCACCATAATTTACTGATAGAGGACCATTAATCGCAACTTCTGGTGGATCAACTACAACAACTGTGACTGTTGCGCTACCAGTTCCACCAGGACCAGAAGCAGACAAAGTATATGTGGTGGTTACTGTTGGAGAAATAGTTTGGAGAGAACTTAAATTAGTAGAACCAACTCCATTATCAATAGTGACCGAATTTACACTACCAGATACATTCCAACGTAGTGTTGTAGATACACCACTAACAATCTCACTATCATCTGCAGTAAATTGTATATTAGGAGGTTGATAAACAGTGAGAGTCCTACTGACAGACGCATTTGTATATCCATAATAATTTCCAGTAAGTCTATATGATGTAGTAGAGGTAGGACTTATTGTTTGGCTTCCACTACCACTAACATTACCGAGACCAGTTATATTTTGAGAGGTAGAGTTAAATGCACTCCATGATATTGTGGCGCTTTGTCCTCGAATAATAGAACTAGGACTAATACTCAAACTTACACTTGGAGTAGGATATGTACACCCAGAATTAACATTAGCACTTGGATT